AGGCGCACCGTCTATTGAGACTGCGACGGTCGCTGTCATTTCCAACTTCTTCCCGCAGGGTGTAACCGCCGGCTCTCCAGATGTGGATACGTTATCGGTCTTTCAAGAGTATATATTGGCGGCAGACGATATCACAGCCGGCGTGCCGACGTTTGCGGTGCGCTTTACTTGGGACTTCCAAGAGCTTGTTGCTGAGAGTTGGCGTGAGGCTTACCCAAATCCGTTCCCGCCTTATTATGACAACCTAGTTACTAAGTATGCTCTGGTGGAGGGTGTGCTAAGGTCTGTAGTTGGGTTTCAGCCAGAAGAAGATTTATTTGTAAACACAATAGTTGGCGGTCGCTCTTTAGGCTCTGTGCATAACGGTAGCATAGGTTATGTTAACGCAAATGATGCAAATCGTATAATTAGATACATATCTGGGGCCAGTATTAGCGAAGAAGCACTAGACTACATAGAAAACTATATGCTGCCTTATATGGCGGCTAACCCTGATCTATATTCTAAATATTACACGGGCGACGGCACTTCTACTAGATTGCCTAATTGGAGCGAACAGGGAGAAAGCACAGACACTTGGACTGAGCAAGCTCCGCTAAGCGCAAGTTGGACAGAGGCTTCTGAAAGTGTTAAAGTTTGGACAAATGCCGCATAGGAGACTTAGATGGCTATAACGATTACAAAACCTACAGTCGGGGCGTCCGAGGACACTTGGGGGACGCAGATAAACACGGCGCTAGATACAATTGTGTCTGAGGTAAACGAAAACGCTGATGGGACGAACCCTATAGTCTTAAAAGAAGGTGCATTTCAAATTGGAACGACCTCTGCCGCCACGACAGTTGCAACTACGGGCGACGAGCTAAACGTTTTAGATGGTGATACTGTCGCGTCCTCTGTCGATGTGGCGACCACAGACCAAATCATACTGAACGACGATGGCGTTATGAAGCAAGTGACGGTTGCCACTCTCAGCGCTGCAATACCTTCAGAAGTTATTGACGACGAAACGCCGCAACTTGGCGGCAACTTAGACCTTAATGAAAGTGATATCACTGGCACTGGTAATATTAATATCACTGGCGGCTTAACCGCGACAGCGGCGACAGGATTGACGCTAGGAAATTGGACAATTTACGTTTCGGGGACTGACTTAAAGTTTAAATATGGGTCAACTGACCGCTTTAAGCTATCAAGCTCTGGAGCGCTTACTGTAGAAAGTAATGTAACGGCATATGGGGGTGCTTAATGGCTTTAGCTACCACAAATTTAAGTATGCTTAACATTCAGAATGAGTTTGGTGGCTCAACTCCTATATCTTTGAGTGAATATTATAAAGGCGGCGGGCTTGTAAGCCCTGACGCAGTAGACCCGTATACTATTCCCACAGGGTCAGCCGGAACCACTATTTCTATAGGAGATTTTAGGGGAGCTGAGCAATATATTGCGCCAACAACTTACACCTACACTTTAACAAGTAGCACTCAGGGTGAGTGGGATATGAGGGCAGCGGCAATAGCAGACGGCTGGGATGGCAGCTTACAGCTATTTGTAATCATAGACAGCGGCGTCTACGTCTGGTCTGATAACACGTCAACTCCTGCTATGTTGATAGCTGGCTCCTTCCCCAACGGACTTACCGTGACAGTTAATGGGTTTATTATTGGGAAAGGTGGCGAGTCAGCAGTAAGAGCAGGCGTATATACTCAGTTAGGCCAAGCTGGTGGCCCTGCCATCGAATGTAACTCAAACTGCTCCATAAATATAGGAAGCTCAGGCTGGATCGGCGGCGGCGGTGGCAGTGGTGGAGGCTCCTATGGCGGCGGCGGTGCTGGTGGAGGTAATGGTAATATTGCATTTTCAGTTACCGCGGATGGCGGTGCAATTGGTCAAGAGGGCGACGATAACGCGGGTGTTACGGGTTCAGGAGGTGGCGCAGGGGGCGCTGGTGGGGGCCAGATCGCAGGGACCAGCGCAAATTATGTGACACAAAACCAATACAACTCTGGTAATTATATTACCCAAGGGGCTGCCGGTGGCAGAAAAATAGGAACAGGTGCAACTGGTGGTAACGCGGCTGCGTTTACTACTCACGGCGCAAACGGCGGCGATGGCGGTGCAAATGGCAGTGCTGGCGATGATTCAGGTCCAGACGGTAGCCAATCTGGAATGTGCTTTGTCCAAGACGGAGGCTTTGCCGTAAACGGTTCAGGCGGTGGCGGTGGCTGGGGCGCTGATGGTGGTGATGGGTATTATAGGCAAAACTTTGGTGTGGCTGGGGTAAGAAAGGCCGGTGGATCAGGCGGTGCAGCTAAGATAGGCACAGGTTCGGTTACATGGTCAGGTTCAACTTCACATATATTAGGAGCTACATGATGCAAGAAGAATACGGATACGGAGGTAATGTATACGCTACCCAAGCAGAGGTGGATCAGGCTGTTATTGACTTAAAAAATGAGCTTGATAACCAGCCCACTGTTTACTGTAGGATTAAGCGCGTTACTGGAAGCGAAGAGGATGGCTGGACAGTCCCCGAAGAGCTTCTGACTGATCAAGAGATATTGTCTGCCACTGACGGTTTTTATAGCGCGTCATCTAGATACGCTTCTGAAAATCACATGGGATTAACGGCATCAGAAATGCTATCAAAAGTGGCTGAGTATAAAATTTTGCATGGACAACACAAGTTGGCGAACACTGTGTTATATTATAGGAAAACAGCGCCAACCAACGAAGACATGTCAGGATATGTATAATGCCGCTCATACCTCTAAAAATCCCCGCCGGTTTTTATCGTACCGGCACAGACCTTGATGGGTCTGGTCGCTGGCGCGATGGTTCACTTGTCCGGTGGCGTGACGGGTCGCTTCGGCCTGTAAAGGGGTGGAGGCAAAATGAAAATATTGATGATATATCAGAAAACCCGCCGCGCGGGATGCACTCTTGGCAGACGCAAGACAACTCAAGATTTTTAGCCGCCGGCACTTATAATGAGTTGAAAGCCGCTTTAGCATCTGGCGCAGTCTACGACATTACGCCATCAAATCTCACAAGTGGATCTAAGGATGCGCAAGTCAACATTGGTTATGGCTACGCAGCATACGGGACAGGCATTTACGGTGACCCTCGCCCAGACACCGGAAACTTAGTCGAGGCGACCACTTGGTCTTTGGATAACTGGGGCGAAAATTTGGTAGGGACGTCACCTGCAGACGGTAGGATTTGGGAGTGGTCTTTAGATACGGTCACTGGTTCTGAGCTTGTCCAGAATGGTACGTTTGACGTAGCTCCGACTTCGCCTGATTGGGTTCTTGGCACTGGCTGGGTTTACAGAGGATCCCCTGACTTTAAAGTTCGTTGGGATAAAAGCGCAGCGTCTGCAGTGACAAGTCTTGAGACATATGTTTTTGGGTTATCATCAGGGACAAAATACGTTGTCACATTATCTCTCCAAGACGTTGATGATTCAGATGGTATTACGCCATCAGTCAAAATTAAAGTAACTGGTCTTGCCACATTAACTGAACTTATTGTGGATGATCTAAAGGTTGGCTTAAATACCGTCGTATTTGAAAGCGACGACAGTAGTGCGAAGCTAGAAATTTATCCAAACACTGCCACAGAAGAAGACTTTGACATCGACACCATAAGTGTCAAGGAGGCCGTCGAGGCGCAGCAAGTCGCAAACTCCCCAACGTCTGTAGGATCTATTCTTGTTACAGAGGAGCGGTTCATATTTGCGCTTGGATGCACAAGCCAAGACCCAGTGACGGGTTATTCTCCGCGCTTAGTTAGGTGGTGCGACAGGGAAGATAACACGTCTTGGACGGCGACGGCTCTAAACCAAGCCGGTGAAATTGAGTTGCAAACTTCAGGCAAGATTGAAACCGGAATTCGCACACGCGGCCAAACCTTAATTATTACTGACGTTGATGCGCATATCGCAAGATACGTTGGCCCACCATATGTATATGGTTTTGAGCGTGTAGGTACTTCATGTGGTATTATATCACGAAAGGCGGCGGCTGATGTTGACGCCGGTACATTCTGGATGGGCAAGGGCGCGTTTTACCGATTTGACGGGAACGTCGTTTCGCAAATACCGTGTGACGTCCATGATTATGTATTCAACGATTTGAATACAAGCCAACGCAGTAAAGTTTGGGCTTGGACAAACGGCCAGTTCAGCGAAATTTGGTGGTTCTACCCGTCATCTAGCAGTACAGATAACGAAATTGATAAGTATGTCGCGTATGACTACCGCGAGGGGCATTGGCTTATTGGGGAGTTATCTAGAACGTCAGGCACAGAACAGGGCGTGTTTGAGTATTCAATGTTGGCAGGCGCAGATGGCGCGGTGTACGACCACGAAGTTGGCCGCTCATACCTGAACGGCGCAGATCAGGCGATTGTATACGCGGAAACAAGCGCGATCAGTTTAGGCAATGGCGACCAGATCATGCAGGTCACAGACCTTATTCCTGACGAAAAGACGCAAGGCGATGTGAGTATAAGTTTTAAAAGCAGGTACTATCCCAACGCCGAAGAGTTTTCGCACGGACCGTATACGCCGTCAAACCCGACGTCTGTTAGATTTTCTGGTCGCCAAATACGCATGAAGGTTCAGGGTAGTGACCCGTATACGGATTGGAACGTAGGTACGATGCGAGTTAATGCAAAGGCAGGGGGTACTAGGTAATGCCAATCCCCGTCCTCCCGCCAATTGGCTCCGACCTACGCCAGTGGGGTAGGCTTATTACGCAATACCTTAGATCAAACCTATCAAAGTTAGGCTTCAAAACGGATGACGATAATCCGTCTGAAAATGGTGTCATACTTTGGGAAGAGACAAGCGGATACCCTGTTGTCTCAAAGAACGGTGAATTTGTACAAATTATACTTGAAGACGGCCACGCAAATTTTATCAGGTCGTCCACGTTGACATATCCTAGCGGCTCATCGCCAATAGCAATTCTCTTTGATGACCCACTAAGCAGTAAAGGCATCAGTAAAGACGCCACCAACCCGACGCGCATTGTGTTCGACCAAGCCGGCGAATACCTTGTCATGTTTTCTGCGCAAATCTCCAGCAGCTCGTCTAGCACTGTAAACTTTTACTTTTGGGCTGCGATCAATGGCGTTGACGTGGCAAGCACAACTATGAAAAACACGTTGCACCAGAATGGCGCGACATTAGTTGTGTCTAGATCTGCTAAGTTTGACGTTAACGCCGGTGACTACCTAGAGGCGATGACAGCGGTTGACAGTACAAGCGGTAGGCTAGAGGCGTTCACGCAGGCTTTCGCGCCAAATACGCCTGCGGCGACGCTTGCGATCACAAGGGTTCACGGCTAGGGGTGTTAATATGGAAGATAATGTTGTACATTTATATCCAAAGCCGCGAGTGTCTGTGCTCCCACTACTAAAAGAAGACTTTGACCGTTTTCTTGATATGGGCTTAGAGATGATAGCGCCTGCAGTTGAGCGGCAGTCCAACAATGTCACGCTGAAGGATATTGAGGACGATATAAGAGATGAGGGATCGGTTATGTGGCTGGTCCGATTAGAGGACACGCTAGTTGCGGCCATAACAACGGTCGTTGTAAAGCACCCTCAAAGAAACAACCTAAAGATTGAGTTTATGGGCGGCACTAAGATGAGTGAGTGGATGAACGAAGCGATCGACGTTTTGTCCGGTTTAGCCAAAAAAGCTGAATTAGGCGCCCTAGAGGCAGATGGCCGTATTGGGTTCGATAAATATGTAGATGCGTCACCGTTCCGCGAAATCTACAGGCACTATGTGATGGAGTTATCATAATGGGTTCAAAGACAACAGAAACGCGGAGTATGCCAAAGTTTCAGGAAGACTTCCTGAGAAACACGGTGATACCGTTTGCAGAGGACTTTCTGGCAACCCCATATGAGAGCTACGGCGGTGACCGCGTTGCGGGGCTTACCGACTTACAGAAGGCGGCGCTTGCAGGGTATGGTGAATTAGACGACGGAAGCGAATTATACGGAGCCGCTAGTGATATTTACGGTGACCTAGGTGAGTTTGAAGCTCCAGAATTAGCCGGCACTACCATAGGCGACGTCGGTAGTATCGCTGATGTGGATATGGCAAAGTACATGTCGCCGTACACACAGGAAGTTATTAATCGCGGGATGGACGACATCTACCGCGCGCAGCAAAAGGGCATGGGCCAGTTAGGTGCAGCCGCAAGTAAAGCCGGCGCCTTTGGTGGATCTCGCCATGGCGTAGCAGAAGGCGTAGCCGCCGGTGAATACGGCAGAGCTGCAGGCGATTTCGCCGCGACGCAACGCGAGAAAGCATTCGCGCAGGCAATGGGTCTGGCTACAGGTGATATAAACCGAGAGCAACAGCGTGCCTTAACGCAAGCCGGATTAGACCAGAGAACAGGGTTGGCTAACCAAGCTGCGGCTTTAAGCTCTGCGCGATTGCGCGGCGCAGGGGCGGCGGGGTTAAGTGGACTAGCTGATAGCGGTTTACGAAATCAACTTGCGGCCTTAAACGCGCAAATGACAGCCGGTGAAGCGGAAAGAACGCTAAGCCAATCAGGGCTTGATGCCGGTTACCAAGACTACCTCGCCCGTATGAAGTATCCATTAACGCAGTTTGGCGTTCTAACTGGAACCGCTGGATCTATCCCGACAGGATACGGAACGACAACCACAGCCACAGGCGGTATGGGGCCAACGCTAAGTGCGTTGGGTTCAATTGGTATGGGATTTGGTATGGCTGGTATGGGTCCGTTTGCGGGGATACAGAATTTTGCAGGTACTATGGACAACCCCTTTAGTTGGATGAGATGAGGAGTTAAGTAATGGGATTTCAAATAGATCCGGTAACAGGTAAGCTAGTCAGAACTCCTTCTATTATGCCGGAAGGAACCCAAGTTACGCCTCCAGATGTCCCGTTAAGTTTGCAAAATGACATATTTTCCGAGGGCTTTCCTACGGCGGATGACGCATCGTTAACGGTAGACACTGGGCCAAAGCTAGTTGAGCCATTCCAAAATGTGAGCGCTTCGGTGACGCCCGCAAATAATAATGTGACGCCTTTAAATATGACAAATATTCAAGGCGAAGACCCTTTAGCGAGCAAGCCAGACACGTTACCTAACCCAAAATCGCGCACCGGAAATACATCATCCTTTGCGAGCTTGCTGAAGACGATGGGTGAGCTAGAAAACCCGATCCCGTTAGACCCGACGCAAAACCTGACAAAAAACCAACGTATGATTTTGGCGTTTGCCGCTCTTAAAGACGCCGGCATGGCGCTTCAGGGCGAAGAGGGAACGTCTTTCGCATCAACGCTAGAAGGGTTTAGAGAACGCCAAGATATGGAGCGTAAGCGTCAAGCGGCGTTAGCCCAGCGTAAAATAACAGAGCGCATACTTGGCGGCGGAGAGGACGGCGCCGCAGGCGGTGGAGTTGGAGGCTTAACCGATGAGATGCTAATTAACGCAGCGGCGGCTGGGCTTATTGAGCCTGCAGCGGTTAAAATTGAGCTTGAGCGGCGCAAGGAAAAGCAAAACGATTTGCTAGATTTAGCGGGTAAGTACGGCACAATTGACTTAATTGATGCGTTAGAGGCACATCCAAATTTAGGCCAAATACTTGGGGCGGAAGGCACAATAAGAGGCGTGATTGATAAAATAGCGCCTGCGTTCCAAGAGGACTACAGCGAGTTAATGCGTCGCGTTGAGCAACTGCAAGGCGGTGTGTTTAAAGAGGCGTTCCAATCGCTTCGCGGCGGAGGGCAGATCACTGAGAAAGAGGGCGAGAAGGCTTCTGCAGCGCTCGCACGATTGAGCACAGCGCAAGGCGAAAAGGCATTCCGGCAAGCGCTTGCTGAATATAAATTCTACATTAGGCAGGGTATTGCTCGCCTAAATGGCGAAGATATTCCGCTTGATAACTTCTATGTTCCCGAAGAAACGGTATCGCCAGAGGCGGAAGCAGGCGCGGGCGATGATGTTATCAGCGATGAAGATTTAGAGAACATTTTTGATTAAGGTAAGGCTATGGCGTCAGCATCAAAGATATACCAAAAGGCTCAAGAGGCATTTGATAAAATGCAAGATGCTTTGGCTAACAACGACGAATCTGAAGCCCAAAAGTACCGCGACATAACGCAAAAACTTGTCGGACTTTACGAGCAGCAAAAAGAAATTGAAGCCAAACGCAGAGGCTCGACTAAAGAGGCGGCATACTCAGCCGGTGCAGGCGCATTGCGCGGCGTTGGGGAGCTTGTTGAGTTTGGGTCTGGGATAGCTGAATTCCTACAAACTGGAATGGCCGATAAGGTTTCCGATCTACTGCCAAGCCTGACGGGGGCGATTGGCGGTTCAAAGCCGATGCAGGCGGTGTCAGACGTTGTGGCTGATCTGCCAGTAAGTAAAGAGGCGGGTGACCCACGCACAATGCCGCGAATGATATCCGACGTCACTGGCGGTTATTCGGCCTACAAAAGTCCAACAACGCTTGGGCAATATGCCGGCACAGGCGGTGAGTTTGTTGGTGGCGCCGGAATAATGCCTATAGGCGGTATGCTGCGCTCCATGGGCCAATCTGTGTTGCCGTCTATCGCAAGCGAAACGGCAGGCCAAGTAGCGCAAAAGTATGCGCCTGAGTATGAAGACGCAGCGCGCTTCGTGGGCGCTTTAGGCTCGCCTGTCGTGACAGAAGGGTTGAAGGCTGGCACAAGAAAAATGCTATCTGGCGATACACGCATGGGCCTCGAAGGCTCCGAGCGCGCAAGAAGTGTCGCAACATTAGATGAGGCCGGCGTGCCTCTGACAACCGGCCAGAAGGTTGGCTCTGAGAAACTGATGCGCTTGGAAGGCGTTGAGGCCGCAGATATTAGCACGCTGGAAGGTATCTCAAAGCAAGTTATGATGCTAATGGGGTCTGACGCCCCGAAGGCGACACGTTCAGCTTTGAAGGAGCGTAAGGATAGCTTAGGCGAAGTTTTTGATAGAGCTGAGGCAGTCGCGGATGATGTCGCTACGCAGGGTGACATTGACGCATTGAACGGCGTCATATCAAGATTTGAAGACGCCGCAAGCGACGCCACAATCCCCAAGGCAGTCTCCGAGCTGTTGAAAAGATTTGAGAGTGGCAAGCAGATTAGCGGCGAGGCTCTAGCCAACTTTAGGACGCGGTTCAGTAATGTAATCGAAACCTCAAAGGGCGACGAGCGCGCTGCAGCGGCGCTAGGCGCTAAGGAAATCTTGGATGATATTATCCAGCGTAGCGTTCAAGCGCAGGATCCTAAACTCTTTGACCAGCTAGTGCAGGCTCGCCAACAATACCGCACATACCTAACCGCAATGCGCGCGATAAACCGCCAAGGTGAAACATTCCGATCGGGGATTATATCACCAAAGGCGCTAAGTAACGCAGCGCGCTTGCGTGAGGGGCAGAAATACCTGACAGGCGAAGGATCTCCGTTGGCAGATTTGGCATTTGCGGCAGAAGAAATTGCGTCAAGCCTGCCAACAACCATGGAAGGTTCAGGCCGCTATCTTAAAGGCTTAGGAACAGTTGGCGGCGGGTTATTAGCTAGTCAGTTGGGCGATGCTGGAGTCGCTGAAATGCTTACCGGCGCGGCGCTTGGATACGCTGTGCCAAAGGCTACGCAGGCTGGTATTAGATCTGGGCCGGTGCAGCGCGGTTTGATGCCGCCAGAATACGCATTGCAGGCTCGCTTACTTGAGCGGCTTGCAGGCCAAACCGGCGGCTTACTTAATATCGACTAAGACTTAGGCGCCTTACGCTTTGGCGCTGCCTTCTTCGGCGCCTTCAGCGCATCCAGCTCCGCATCCATTTTCTGGATTAGCTCTGCAGCATCTCTGCACGCCTTCATCATTGCCTGTGGGTTTGTGATCCGATGTGGCTGGCTGAGTAGCTGCACAAGGTTTGTTTGTTGGTCGTTTAGCATATCTTCCTCCGTTAAATATGAGTTAACTTTTACATGTATAACTATTGCAAAGCAAATCTATATTTAGTAGTTTCAACTTGAATGCATACATGTTCCAGCATTCGCCTCTCTTCCCCTGCCCTGCGCGAAAGCGTGGGGCATTTTTTTTGCACTTTGCTGATATTTTTTCTTGTACATATGTTAACACTGTGTTAACAAAATGAAGAAAGCAAAAAGGAAATGGAAATGAGATTAGATAAGTACACAGCCATCAAAGAATTTTTAGAAGATGTCGGTGGTGCAGATGTTCGTGGCCGTAAGATGGCAGGAATGTTCAAGCGCAGTGAAGTGCGCAGCAAGAAACACAACATGCTTGCAGTACGCTGGGATGAACTAGGCAACTGTTTTTGCTTATGCGCAGATGGCATTCGCCGTCAACTAACAGCAAAAGAGCTATTCAGCGGAAAAGCATTTTATTAATCAACAGGGGGCTACAGCCCCTACACACGGAGAAGAGATATGGCATACGACCCCACACATGAATACGAGCACCGCTACGAGCCAGCCATCCGCGCACGCAAGATGGCTAACGCCGCGCGCACAAAGCAACGCGAATGGATCGCGGCTGACGATCGCGCACAAGAAATCATCGACTTTCTAGAAGGCTACCCAGCGGAGCAAGACGCAGGCTTCTTCTGCGCGGTAAAGTATGGCATCCTTACCTTTGGCAAGCCAACCGACACCATGCGTGACAAGATGGTCGAGATATTAGACGATCGCAAAGCTAAGGCCGCTGAGTGGGCGGCTCAGGATGCCAAGTCATCATGGATTGGTGAGGTAGGTATGCGCGGTCGATTTACCTTTAATGTCACAATTGTCTCCAGTTGGGATGGCATGTATGGAACCACATATCTGCACGTTTGCCGTGACGATAATGGCAACATCATAATTTACAAAGGTTCAAACCCTTGGAACGCTGGCGACAAGATCACATGCATGGCCAAAGTGAAGGCGCATGAGCTGCGCGAAGGCGTCAAACAGACCGTCATCCAACGCCCCACAAAGGTAGAGATCAATGTGGCCCAGTAACCTAGTAGATTTTATCAAAGCGCTGCACAACGTCGATGTTGTGTGGCGACCAACAACACCGGAAGAGGAGTGTCCGTTTTGAATAGAGAAGAAATATTACACCAGATCGCATCTGAAGAACGCTTTATAACCAAGATGCAGCAAAAATATGATACAATAGCATCACTGGAAACAGGGGTCCGTAGCTCATCAGTTAGCACAGACCTTGCAATGAACATGATAGCCAGAGACAACGCAGAAGGGCGAATAGAGGCGCTAAAGGCTAAGTTAGTGGAGCTAGACAATGAAAACACATGAAGCGTTTCTATTAGCCACTGTGTGCGCGCTGGGAGGCGCCAGCGTAGCGCACGCAATCGAAGTATTTTTGTTTGGAGTTATGTGATGTCTTTTACTTGGCCTAAAAATTTAATCCCCAGCGAAGATCGCTGGTTGGTATGTCTAGAGGAAATTAAGGAGGTATGCGCAAGAGAAAATAAAATTTTACAGAAGAAAGTAAACCTGTCTAACGCGCAACGCGTCGCCGGACTAAAGGGTGGCCGCAAGCGTAACGAGCGTCATTACCGGATCATCAGCGAGATGGCCGGAAATGGATATACGAATCATCAGATCGCGCGTAGGCTGGATATCACATTACAGCGTTTATACGAGTTCAGGTCTAAGCACAAAATATAAACGCATAACGGGAACCTCAGCGGAGGACGTAGCCATTCCCTATGCATGTAAGGAACGCCAAAGGGCGTATAATAGAGAATATCGCAA